GTAGTATACTCAGTTTTCTTGTATACACCTTCTCTACTTAGTTTACCTATGATAGATTTTATACTTTTATTCATTACTTCTGCTAGATTTTCTACTGTTTCTCTAGTTGGTTGTTCTGTATATTGTTCTACCATTTCTTTTACTTGTTGTTCTGTATAGTTTACAGCCATAGGTTATCCTCCCACTTTTGAACCTTGAGTTTTACTTGAATCTGACTTGTTCCCCATTCTTCAGCAGCAACTCTTATTGCTTCTTCTTTGCCATACTGGGTTTGCCAAGCATAGAACTCTAACTCTTTTTCTTCATCAGATGTAGACATGTTTAGGTTTCCTCTTATCTGCACAATGTCTTTCCCATTCACGAATTAATTCGTCACCTCTTAGTCTTTCACCAAAATATATCGTTTCACCACTATCTAGTGTTCTTTTGATTAATCCACCATTGTATTCTATATCCATCACTGATTTACCATCTGCTGTATCTTCAGGTCTATCATCATACCACATCGAATTTAAACTATGTGCATGTAGTGCTTTAACGCCTCTAGACCATTCTTCTGCTTCTATGAGTCGTCTTTGCCTTTCTACTTTATCGTCATACTGTCCCATTACATGCACCACCTTAATTCTTCTGTTTCAAAGAAATTATATACCATTTCGTCTACTGCTTCACTAGGAACTATACCTGTGTCTTTGTATTCTTCAAACCACTCAAAGTCATCATCAGATACATCACAACCTAGTTCTTCTTCTAGTAGCGCATTGAGTTCGTTACCATCAAGGTAGTTTTCATCATGAGCAACATAATACTCATCATCTTTGTATGATTCAAAGGTATCAACTCCAATAAAGTTTCTAAACTCATCTTCATAAGTCATTTTTGCAGTTAGTTCAACATTGAACTTATTACTTGCAAACTCTATTAAACTAACTACCATTTGGTATGGTGTAGACCATGCACTATAACCACTGATACATGGGTGTTCCCATTCATCAATATTACACCACTTAGCACCAATCTCTCTACAATACCAGTTGTAAGAGTCCTCTAACCAACCATCTTTGTCATATTCTCTAGGAACATTACTCATAAAAGGTTGCTCATGCACTTCTACTAACTCTTTAAACTTTATAGGTGGTTCTCCCTCTTGCCAGTGTGGTCTTTCGTGTTCTTCACTTTTGAATAAACACTCCCACTGTTCCTCAGTTAAACCCTCTACATTAATACTAAAATAAACATGATTTGCCATTATATATCCCCCTGTTCACGCACTTCACTTCTTATTACTTCAAAACCATTAGGATATCGTTTTTCTAGTTTCCTAATGTTTTCTTCCATTACTTCATCAGGGGTAAAACCTAATGCTTTACAACCCTGCACCCAATACCAGAGAACATCACCTAGTTCTCTTTTCATGTGGAAAATCTCTTCGTTTGAGAACTTACTATCTGCTTGAAATACTTTCTTTTTAACTACTTCAGCAAACTCTCCACTTTCTGCCATCATTCCTATCAAGGCAGTCATCAATCTTGCCATATCTATTTCTTGGTCTATGACTTCACCATTGCGTGTAGTGTAAGTTCCTCTTAGATATTCTACTCTATCACACATTTTGGTCGTATCTTTACTTGTTTCGGATGTGCACTGGTCTACAAACCTTGCGTAATCGTTGATTTTACTCACGCTACACCTCCCGAAATGTCTGATATAAACTTCTCTAACTTGTTTATATCTTTGATTTTAAACTTGTTTTCTAGTAGTAAGTCCTTGCTACTGATAACTCTACCATCTTCTAACTCCACATCCATGTGTGCCACACAATTTCTTGCTGGACAATCCCAATGTTCCCACTTAGGTTGGGTGTTTTCTGGATATCGAATTGCCACTATGGTGCTACCATTTGCCTTCATTCCTACTCTATAATGCTTACTTGCCAATGTCTTTCACTTCTCCTTTAGGTATCACTTGGTATGCACCTTTGTTGTAAGCAATCGATACCGTGTATTGCTTACTGATGTCTGCTTTATATGAGTTATCCTCAGGCACAGTATATTCTCCAACTGGTGCACTTGGATAGTTTTCCTCATCTCTTTTGAACTGTTTCTTTGCGACTTTTTTGAAATTAGGTGTCGCTTTCTTACTTTTGTATAGATTTCCTACTTTACGCTTACGACCATATTGGTCATACATCATACTGCCTTTAATCACTTTTGTCTTCTCCTATATGCTGTAATTCACACAGTCGATTCAACAACATTTCATACTCTGCTGTTAAATCAACTATGTGTTCGTTAAGTGCCTCGAGGTCATCAAGGCACATCTTTATCTCCTCTTCCTGAAGTGCTAAGTCTTGAACTATCCTTGCCTTTTCAGTGCGATGCATGGGAAACAGAATTAGTTTACCCACGCCAGTCATTCCTGTCATTGAAATACATATATACTAGGAACATTGCTACTAATAGTATTACTGTTAAGTCCATAATGCCCCCAATATAATTGTAATCAATACTGTCCAACCGAACAGTAAGAGAAACCACTCTATAGAGTCACCACTGTCGAATGGTTCCCAAATTAAGTCTAGTAATTTTTTCACTTACCTTGCCCCCTGTATTTTTTATATGAACGCTTCTTGTGTTTGTTCATATTGATACTGAAAGTGCCTCTGCCGTTGCCCTGTGATGTTTTCTTCACATGAGGCACATGATTACTTCCCCACGCTTTTGCCATTATGCACTCTCCTTAGATACCCATTGTACCTTGATGCCTCGTCTAGCGAGTTCGTTTAGACACTTTTGTCTTTGTTTCGGTTTTACACTAGATTTGTTTATCTCAGCGAATAACTCCTCTTTAGGTGTATTTTTAAGATAGAAGTGCTGCACTGGTAGTTTAGAAGCAGGAACTCCTCTCTTGTAAACTTTTTGTGATGGTTTGAATTTTGCTGGCATTGTGCCACCTCCTGTTAATAAATTGTTAAAGTTAAAGTGTGGAGTCTATCTCATCCTCCACTGCCCATTCTCCGTTTGGGGACGCCACACTCATTCAAGTAGGAAAATGTGGTTTCCTTTTTCTTTTGATACATATATTATACTAAATTTTGACAGACTTGTCAAGAACTATTTTGAATTAACATAAGAAATTTTGATGTTAAGGTTTCTGAAGCAAAAAAAGAGGGAACTGGTGTGTTCCCTCGAAAAAACTGTCTGTTTTTTACTTGATGTCGCCATCTACAGAGTGCACTCTGTGTGACTGGGCACTTTATACAGATGGGTGTGTTTATGCGCTACCTTGCTGTTAAGTGCCTTCTTGGTAGATTATAAGCATCGCTTCCTCTACCTCAATCATGGTGGAAGTGGTCATTGGCGTCAACCTAGCACTTCCTCCCACTCGTGTGTGCCGTTCTTATGGTAGTTCACACACTATTCCTTATGCTACTTGCTTCTTTCAACCTATGCTCTCATTACTTGGTGGCGTGGGACTTGCCCTACTACTTGCACACTGAAGTCTAATTGATAGTGTTTCACGCTAAGGTGCCTACTTTGACAGGTAAACCATGAATCGCCGTAGGTCTATGCTCTCGTTACATTGCACGGATATTGCTCTTTATGTGGAACGCCTCGACTGGTCGGTAATCTAAAACTACGCGCAGTATGCTGGTGGACTCACAAAGCGTGGTTATCTCACACTCCCTGATTGTTTAGTCATAATCTGGTGTCAATTACTGCAGATTTACTGTTTGCACTTCTGTAATACTGCTAATCCCGAAGGTCTTATAGTGCCGACACACTACTTGAGGGACGACTCCACTACTCTGCTTACCGCCCTCTGTCAATGTCCGAAGACAAATTACAAGGGACTTACTGATAAGGGTAGTTGCCACACTCTTTTACCGACAAGTCAATCGGATATACACTCACTTTTGTTTCCGCAAAATATCTCTGTATACGAGTATCAAAAACCGCACATCTATCTCATTAACGCGTCCTGTAGATGCAGTACAGCATACGGCAATATTTTATGTGATGCCTCACTTGGCGACTCCTTTTCTAGGCGAGTGCCACTCCGTAATACAACCTTTTTGGCGTTGCATCTTCCAATGTTTTTGTTTGTTTTCAAAATATAGATATATTATACTAACTT